TCACCAGTGGTGTCAATAGATCCAGTTAGGTTATTGGTCATATCAGAAGCAAGATTTTTAACTGACCCATTTAACTTATTAATCATCATGTCAAATGCAGCAACGCTATCGCCTGTCTTATTGAACACTTCCATCTGCTTACGCTCAACACCATTTAATGTGGCGCCAGAAAAACTTAAAACCTCAATAGCCTTCTTGGTGTCAGTGAATGCCCTGCCCAACTTATCCACATTAGTGACAAGCGAGCCACGACCTAATTCCTGCAAACCTTGAGCAAGCAGTAATATCTTCTTGTATGACGAGGATGGAATATCAATGAAGGTGACTAACTTGGATATAGCTTTTCCAGCTTCTTCAGTAGAAGTTAAAGTCTCTCTAGCGAGGACATTGGCTAAATCTTGAAGTTCTTTTGTGGTTGCGCCAGATACATTGCCAGTGATCTCCAGCAACGCATTTAACTTAGCGGTTTCTTTCTCGTATTCAGCAGAAGATATTGTCAGATCTTTAAGGACTTTAGCGGCAGCACCAACGCCAATAGTAATAGCGGCAATCGTGACATTGGTTTTATTGATTAAGGTAGCGAAGGAGTTTAATCGACCAGCAACAGCACCTAATGGACCATCGACTGTAGCAATAGATGTAGCTAGGGTACTGAACGCATGTGCGCCACCATCAACAGCCTTAGTTGCATTTTTGGTGCTTTTGGTGATCTTTCGGTTAGAGTTATCAATCTTGCCACCAACCTTTTCAAAGGAAGACGCAAGACCAGACATAGCCTTCTTTGACTTTTTTAGCTCATCAATCAGTTCAGAATTATCGACACTGAGTTTGGTTGTTAATCCTTCTTCTTGATTAGCCATATTTCTCTACCATTTCGTCTAGTTTTTTACGAGTCATGCCAGTTTCTTGGTCAAGACCATTAGCTTTCTTGTACCCACCAAAACCTATATCAATCTCAATGGGAGTGGATTCCCAAAATACATCAGGAGTCCACTTTAACTCTGAGAAGGCGAATTCCATATAGTTTTCAAATGGATACCAACTTACTCCCCCTCAGAATCGGATGCCTCACCACCAGAATCTTTCTTGCCCATTAGACCAGACAAAAAGATCATCATATCTGTGACAAGATTATAGAATCCTTCATCAATTACCTGCTGATATATCTCATCAAGTTTGTCCATATTATTAGACATACAGGCGATAAGATAAACAATGTCAGTGACCTTGATTTGATTCTCATTGACTCGCGTGATAAGAACTCCAATAGCGCCAACCTTATCTTCAAGATTAGCAATGTTTTGGAATGTAGGGCATAGGGTGTATTCGGCTTCTCCCAGTTTAATACTGGTTTCGCCTCTTAATTTGTTAGCCACTTAAAGACTCCTTAATTGATTATGCAAATGTTATTTCGCCATCACTCTCTAATGATATGCTGAATGTAACACCGCCAGAACTTTCTCCAGTATATTCTAGGTTTGACAAGACAAATAATCCTGTAAAAGTTCCTAGTCCTGGGATAATGATATTAGAACATCTTGGTGCGCGATCATTAAATACCGCCCATCTAACCATGTTCTCACCAGAAGAATCATAAAATGTTCCGCTTCCAGAAATAGATACAGATTTCAAACCTTCAGCGGTCTTCTGTGTCCACTCAGTATTAGTGCCAGATCCATCTTGAGTTAATGCGCTAATCTCAATAGCTTCTTTATTAATTGAAAAGCTACTTGAAGTGATTCCGCCAATAGTTGTATATACGGCATCTCCAGTCAGAGCAGAACAAGTCTCTTCATAAGTCAGCTTGTCAACATCAACGCCAGCAGTACTCCCACAAGGAGTTGCCCCCGTATTTACACCGCTACTTGCAGCACATGAATCAGATATTTTGATAAGCATGTCCAAACCATTTGAAAAACCAGCCATTTCTTTCTCCTATAAATTCACAAATTCAATATCTTCATTAGACTCAATAGATGCAGAAAAGCTAACTCCACCTGAAGTTTCACCATTGTATTCTATCGACCCAACAACAAACTTACCATACATATCCATAAGACCAGGGACAGTTATCTTCCACCAGCGGTCACTTGTTGTGTCATCCACAGCAGACCTTAGCGTAGCCTCTCCAGCCGTATCGTAAAAAATACCACTCATACTAGAGGTAACACTTCTTAATCCTCGCGCTGATCTTTCAATCCATTCGTTAGCATCACCGCTACCATCTACAACCAATCCAGAAACCTCAATAGATTCTTTGGTGATTGCAATTGACTTGCTAGTTGCGCCACCAATAATCTGAAGAGTTGGTGCAACCATAATATCATCAATTGAAAAGGTAATATCATCTGTTGTTCCAGCAGGATCAAACGCAATAGTTGCCCCAGCCGTAACGCCTGTTATTGTTCTGTCAAAAATATGACCAGCAGCACTAAAAGTTGCGCTATCAATAGAATCAATAGTTACCTTAAATGATCCAGATGTCGCGGTAAGAACATCGCCAGTAATCCAAATATCACCAGTAACAGCTCCGATAGTATGAGTAATAGTACCTCCAGTAGCCGCACTAGATATAGTCACGCTATCGCCAGAAGGGATCGTCCATTCACCGTTAAGGATAACCTCACCAGAACCGTTCCAGCCAATATTAGTCATAGTGCCTATCAAATCTGGAGATGTCACAGATCCAATGCTAACCAACATTTCTATACCTTTCTGGAATGCCATTATGCGTATTTCCTCATTGTCCTGAACGTCTGCACTATTCTCGGTCTGTTATGATCATCGTACCCTAGTAGTATAGGGGAATTACGAGCAAATATCCAAACATAATTGGTGATTGTGGCATTTTGAAGTGATTGAAATATATCATCTATCTTAGCACGACACAGATCATATTCAAAAGTAGTATCTCGCACCATTATTTGAAAGTCTGGCTCCTCGTATGGGGCATTACTCCCAGCACCATCTTGTACTAATGGAGGCTCTGCACCACCTAATTCTCTAACCACGCAAATCTTGTCTTGTACATCAGCAGGCTCAATTGAATAGAATAAAGCATAGCCAGTAGCGCCAGCCACATGACTCTCAGTCGTCAAAAAACCACCAATGTCAGTTAGTAAACTCATAGACCTGCCTTCTTTTTAGCCTTACGCTGTGACTCTTTGATTCGCTTAAGAAAATCAGGAGTTTCTTCATCAATAGCCCTTTGTAAGAACTTAGCTTTTGCAGGAGACTTATGCCATTCATGGACAATCATTGCGTAGTCAACACGATCACCACGCTTACCACTCATGATCTTCCCTGAAGTTGGGCTAACTCCGTGAAATGCGGTAGGTAAATTACCACCATAGAAAACAGTGAATGTCTTCTTGCCGCGCTTACCCTTTGTTCTGGACATCTTAATTCTACCAGATGCCTTTAATGCGCCAGTATCTACAGGAACATAATCTTGGGATTTCTTATAGACTCTAGTGGCAAATGCTTTTAATTGATTCGTGACAGACTTATCTAACGTATCTGCATAAGCGTCAAATTTAGCATTAACATGTTTTACACCAGAGACTTTAATAGGCATTATCCGAAGTACACCTTAGTAAAGTAGTCACCATCTTCATCAGTGAACTTCTCTTGTGTCAATATTCTGGGAGTAGATGCGTCCGAAAGTGTCAATTGATCTGTGATATTCACATCAGGAGCGCCATATAACCATACAACACCACGAGAGACAGATTCTTGACCATCGGGAGTTTTGACTAATTGGTTGCGATATACTTCTCTAGCACTATAGGCAGTAGTTGAGCCAAAGGTAGGATTGCCATAATTATCCACAGAAGATGCAGATGCTATCGTAATGGTTGCTGACATACAATCTAAGAAGTCAGGATCAATAGCCATTAGGGTAACTCGCTACTGGTTAATTCCCTATCCCTTGATGTTAAATCAGGGTCTTGTTGCATATCAATATTAAAAGCTGGTCTTACTCTGTCAGTGTCGTCTTTATAGCTGTCTTTATTGGCTATACTTATCCCACCTGAGAACGGAATAACTCTAGTCGCAGTCTTACCATTAAGGTCTTTCTGTAACTGTAGATATTGCTTGGATTTCTGAGACAATGATAACTTGAGATCGCCAACAGACTTATCAACCTTACGGCTGAACTTAGCGGCAATAGTTCCAGCAATAATAGCTGAAGCGCCATAGATATTCGAGTTCTGGGTTAATGCCCATGCAATCTCTTCATCTGTCACCAGTTGATCGGTAGTATCGGTATCACCAACAATAAACCTTACGGAATCTTTATCACTGTCAGATGGATCGCCACTATAACTCCAAGTCATTTAACTATCCTCAAACTAATAAGTTAGCACCAACAGAATAAGTAATGCTGTCCGTATCTACATGATTAGCATTAATCCGCCATACAGCAGGAAGACCATCAGAAACAGAAACATTTGCAGAAGCCGCAACACTAGGGAGAACCCTAAGAACGGTTGTGCCAGTACCAACAATCGCAGAGGAAGTCAGTATTGTATAATAATTACCACTCGCTTCATCTTTACCCTGAAGAGTAAAGGTGACAGAGGCAGATGCAGGATCAACAGTTACATCAATAATAACATGAATCCCACTCGCTCCAAAATTACTGAAGTCAGAGCTATTTGTATCAGCAGTTCTAGCCGCACTAGCTAAGACAATAATGGCGCTATTGGATCTTGAAGACGATGATGATCTGGACATAACTAATCCTATTGTTTGTTGATAGACAAGGAGGTGAACCCTTGGCTCACCCCATCATCAGATGGACAGAGTATAGCTCCGCCCCTTGTTTCTACTAACCGTAATCGCCTGTCGCTAATATAGCGGAGACTTTGGTTACACCTAATCCAGTAACACCAACCACATAAAAGGTTGTTTTAGCTGTATCAGTGATTTCTAAGATATAAGCGCCAGTTGCAAGTGTTTGAACTCGCAAGGCTTTCTTAGCTGTAAATGTGCCAATGTCAGCACCAGAAGCAGTTTTAGCTGCAACAGTACCAGACGCAGATGTAGCTGTTAAGCCAACACCAGTAGCCGCATCAGACAAGTAAACATCTAAGCTAAATACACCAGCTACAGAAGCACCACTTTTGTCAGTTGCTTGAATTGTTACTTCGCATACATTACTACCAGCAGACGCAGCGGTAAATGTAAGACTTGCAGGAACGTTACTTCCACCTACGGACAGTTTTGCAATTTCATACTGTCCTTGTTCACGATTAACTACCGCCATCTTGATCTCCTAATTTCGGTTTGGATACAGGAGCTTTACGCTTGGTAGCTTTTGCAGTGGTCTTAACTGGTTTCTGATCTTTAATTAACTCGATCAATCCAATATCAACTAACGCATTTCTATTGCGAACAGTCCACTTAGTCACAACATCAGCACCGATTTTATCACCGATATTGAAAGTTGTTCCTTGAGATGGAAACTGTCTAAGAACTACCGCACCAAATTCGCCTGTTTCATTTCTATTTGCCATTTTCTTATCCTTTAATAGAGGGGATGGAAGACATTAACACATCCACCATCCCTATGTCTCTATCTACGATGTAGCAGCAGAAAAGAAGTATCCTAGATCAGCAGCAACTAACTTCTGGTCGTAATCAACTGAACCTTCAATGCGGTCACTTTCACGAGAATCCAAACGGATATTCTTGATAGTAACTCCACCAGGTACAACACCGCCAGCAGGGTCCCAAGAGAACGTATAGCCAGCAGAAGGAGTCATGATACCAGGAGCTTTAGCAACATGGCATAACAACGCATTTGAACCCAATGCAAAGTCATAAACACCAGTAGCATTTTCATTATTACTAGCATAAACAGCTTCAGATACGAAGTAGTTATCCACACCCAAGAATTCAGCAATTAACTGGCGGGTAATAGAAGAACTAGAGGTATACTTATAGCGATCTTTGATTAAAGGATGTTGACATAAAGCCTTATCCACATCCCAGCCAGCGATAAAAGTATTAGCTTTCAAACCAGTGTTCTTGAGGATTGTTTCTTTACCTGCGTCAATATCAACTTCAGGATCAGAAGACGCTTGGTCATCCCATGCAGTGAAGTTAGTTCCACCAACAACATCAGTACCCCATAAAGAAGTAGCGAAGAATTGAGTAGCCCATTGACGTTCTTTACTAATTAAGAACTTCTGTGCTAACCATTCAGCAGCGGCAGTTTCCATAGGAACAGATGGATCAGCATTCAAACGCTCACGATCACTAATGTCTTTATGCAAAGACCATTGATTGCAAGAGTAAGTGCCTGTGCTTAAATTAAAGCCAGATCCAGCAGACTCGGAACCAGAAGCACGTTGTTCAACGTCATCACGCATCCAGTCATTTTTATCAAAAGTATGATACTTGTCTGAACGATGCTGAACACCAACAATAGGGAAAACCTTGTCGGCAATAAAACCGTCAGCACTTTGACGATACGCGGTAGAAATATTACTTAATGCAGCATCAATATGTACACTGCTAATAGTCTGTCTCTTATACACATCTCC